ATCTTCCGAGAAGGTGATGCCAGCATCCTTAAACCGATAGGCGTTCCACTTCTCTTTAGTAGTCGTCCCGTCTTCGTTTTCGATGGTATCAGTGTATTCCTTAGTAGTGATATCCGACATTGTACCTATCCGGCGTGGATAAACATCATCAAAGACAACAACGTCTTCAATAGCTTCTTCAGTAGACATGTCGGGGCAAGCATCTATGTAAGGCGTTCCTACAGGCAACATTAGGCGCTTCTGTACGATCCCATTCACAACGATACTTTCATCCACCGGCCGGTAATTGGTCGGGATGTTCCTTGTCGAGCCGAAGGCATAGATACGTGTAGCAAAAGCTGTCTGTGAATCCGAACGTGTCATCTCCTCTACATTCACACCGACTTCAAAATCTACAGGATCACCAAACTCGCATCTACCGAAGTGGATGATATTCTCTGTCACCCAACATTCGCAATCCCATTTCTTCGCCATCTCGAAACAGGCATCAAGTATGTTGATATTGTCGTAGGTCATCAACTGAGCCTTGTTCTCTACAGTACTGTCTATGGAAAAATCAAAATCTTGTCCTTTATATGTGTAACCAAGAGCTTTCAAATTTCTCAGGACTATACCCGCTTGTATATCAAGTGAAGCAGTGAGGTTCCAGGACGCTTCCTGTCCGGCCGTCTCGGGGGTATATTTGAAGATTTTGTTTTTCCATTTCCAGTAGT